TCATAGACCGTGATTTCATCCGGCACAATGCAGGTGCCATCCTTAATCAGCCTGCCAACCTCCTGGGACTGAAAGTATGGATAGAAGGCCGCCACCTGGACCGTCCCGTCCCAGTCCTGGTCAAACTCAAACGCCGCCAGCAGGTATCCGGACGTACCGGCAATTATGTTGCTAAAATCACAGCCAGGAGCCCTTATCAGCTCCTGGCCGGATACTTTAAATCTTAATGTCCTCATAGCATAGCCTTTCTGCCGTTGCGATATCGCATCTACTCCTTTACGTCGCCCACACCATTCATGTTTTCAGTTTCTGCGTTTATCAGTTTCTCCGTTACTGCCAGTCCCTTGATTAAAAAGGCCGGCACATTGTATCCGCATTCCACCAGGTTTTCCAGAATACTGCGGATTTCGTTTACCAGCAGGCATGCCAATGTAAACCATCCCAGGAGCAGCAGGAAATCCAAGTTAATCCCCAGGAGGTCATGTCCAAGGCCGATGAACAGTTTCGGCATCAAAAAAGCTACCAGTATAATCACCCAGTAGCCTAGCTTTTTCAGTATCCCTTTCAGTCCTGTCTTGCTTGATTCCCGTCCCAGCTTTCTGGCCTTGTACCAGCCCGTCAGCCAGTCTAAAACATTGAAAAGCAGGTATCCTGCAAATATGTACCAATACGGTCCCAGGATAGTTACAAGGATTGTTACGGCTACTCCGTAAATAGCATTACATTTGTCTAAAAATCTCACTTTCATATACCTCACCTTTCCTATTCTTCTAAGGCTTCCAACAGCTCTGCCTTTTCCTCTTCTGTCAGGTTCTTGTAACCATCCAGGATGCCTGCCGGTTCCTCTCCCTGATTTTTCCGAATCCGCAGGGCCCGGATAATGATGTTGCGCTGTATATTGGATAACATTACATTGCACCTCCTATCATGTCTGCCAGGGCAAGTGTAAGCTCCGCATTCTCTCGCCGGAGCTGAGCCACCTGCTGCTCCTGGGTAGGGATATATTCAATGGGTGTTATCCCATCGGCCTTGTAAAATACGCCGTTTATGTACTTATCTCCTATCTCACAGGGATATTGCGTGCAATCCACCGCAAAGGCATCGTCACCGTATACGCACCGTGCTACTCGGTTGACCTCTTCATAGTTATATGCCACAGCAACATTCTGTACCGTTTCGCCAGATATCATTGCGAATACTTCGTGTGCTGCCATATTAATCCTCCTATTTTAATCTGATTAAAATAACTCCTGAGCCGCCAGTACCGCCCCACTCGGCGGTTCCATAAAGGTCGCCGCCTCCTCCGCCGCCTCCTCCGCCAGTGTTAGCACCGCCCGGACTGCCTGTATCATAACTGCCTGCTCCGCCGCCGCCAGCACCACCAGCGCCGGGACCGCCGTGAGTTACTCCACCACCGCCACCACCGCCAGAGTATAGAGTATTACCAGTTTCACCAAAAGCTCTGGTAGTTCTACCTTGTCCTGGACGATTGCTCCAACCGTTACCATCTGAAAATCCGTTTTCACCCGCTCTTATAACTGGATGCGAATCTAAATCATTGTATCCACCTGAACCACCAGTAGAACCACCTGAGGCACCGCTTCCTGAATTAGCGTTGAAACCTCCGTATCCGCCATTAGCCGTACATAAGACAGCGCCGCTTCTTGATACTGATGTTGTACCTCCTGTACCGCCTGCACCAGACAACGCTCCATTGGGTGCTCCTCCGGCACCTACTACACAATTTAATACTTGTCCGGCCGCCACGCCAATATTAGAAACAGTAGCAGTATATCCACCGCCGCCTCCACCGCCGCCTTGTTGATAGGCTTCTTTTGTAAATCGGTATCCGTTACCACCACTGCCTCCGCCGCCTACGCAAAATATATCCGCAGATGTAAATCCATCTGGAATTACGTAATTCTGCGTTCCGGCTATCGTAACCAACGAAGGTCCTACGGTCGTATATACAGCATTTTTAACTGACGATGGGTCATATACCGGACTGTATATCTCTCCAAAGCTTGTTGTGGCATACCCAAAGCATGTAAAATAATAAGTGGTATTTAATGCTGGTAAATCCATAAATACTTGTGACCAGCCTCCAGGAGTAACATTGTCTCCTGCTCCTGCATAAATTGCATCCCAAGCAGACGCATTCCAAGCTGGATATCCACCCGTACTGGCTTTTATTATTACTCCGCAATAAGGTTTTCCAGGAGCCGCATACGGATTCTGCCATTTCAAAAGTACTCGGCGTCCACTATATGCGGCTACGCTAAAAGACAGTATACTATTTACTGTCATGGTTCCGGTCTGAGGTTCGTCGCTATTAGCTCCATAAAATATTTCTCCGTTCAGTACGTGAGCGGAAATAGCGGTCAAACCATCTGTATCTGCTCCTCCACTGCCGTGTATAATTGCTTTCAATCCCTATTCCTCCTCTGCTGAGCAGCCCCTTAACCATACAGCAAATTCCGTGGCCGGTTTCTTGCTGTAGGAGGTTACCGTCAATATGCCATCTGTATTACACTCTGCATCATCAATCATGTTCAGGTATTTTCTTCGCATTTTTATTTTTTCTGCCTTCTGCGCCGCCGTAAGTTCGCTGTCGCTCTTTATCAGCCCCGCATACAGCTCAATCGCATCTGTTGTCTTAAGATGTTGCACTTTTATGTCTGCTGTGTATGGCGCAGCGGATTGTGCGAATGCAGGAATGGTAATTAGTTCGTCATTCCTCAGGGCATTCACTGCCCTATTCGTAGCGTTAATGTCATTCTGACCAAAACTGTCGCCTTTTTGTGTATAGGCAGTGACATCTGATATGTTATAGGTGCCATCCTTGTTCTGGGTCAACCTCCATCGTCTGGAACCCTCATACATATCATCCCTATAATCTGTTTTTAAACTCATTATTCAAATGCACCTCCATTAAGCGTGAAAGCCAGGCGTCTGATTCCTTCGGCCCTTCCTAATATGTTCCTGTATATCTTCAGGCAGGCGGATTCAATACGGTTCAGCTCTTGCCAGTCGATGAATGGGCCGTTGTCATGATAAAACTGCCTTTCTCCTACATCGAAGGGGAATGTCCCTACGCAGACATGGTCTATATTGGCCTCAAAGCGGTTAATTTCATCGGCATAAAACCCATAATCCTGATAGGTCTTATCCTCTCCCATCTCCTCAAACTTAAAGTCCGGCCACAGAGTAAGCGCCTGGGTCCGTATCTCATTGATGTTGCCCTTGATGCGGTTGTAGTCACCAATATTAAAATAATCACTGGCCTGCCAGTCTGTTTTTGGCTGTTGCCACATAACTCATGTCCCTCCTTGCCTTGATGGTACCGCTAAGCCCACCATTGAATTTCAAAGTATGGTCCGTAACCCGTATCAACAAATCCGGGACATACTTATTTTCCAGGAATGCTATGTCATTGGCATCAATCCTGGGTTCCCCGCGGTAAGACAGGTCGTATTCCCGGTCTGACTTGAGGTAGTCCCCTATCCAGTCGGCAAGATTGGCTGCATGGGGCGTGCTGGATATCAATGGGTTTTCCCATGTCTCCAGACTACCCGTCGGGTTGAGTTGCCGGCTGACCTTGGTCCGTGCAGTGATGTATTCCTTACCCATGACCGCCACCTCGGTGGCCCCCATGATACCTGTAAGCCCCACAGTGACGTAATAGGCACTGCTGCTTAGGATTGTTGCTGTCTGCCCCCCTGATGGCTCAGTGATGGCGACAGAAAAGCCATAGGAGGGATTGGTCAGGTAAAACGTATATTGGTTGTCCTGTGCCGTCACCGCTATGGTCTCCCTTACCAGTTCTTTGGGCTCCTCAGCACTAAGGCCAAACAGGGTCCGTATTACCTGCAGTTCCCTGACCCTGGCCAACTGTGTGCCCTTTGGTGTCTTGGTCAGCTCCACACCATATTCCAAGACGTAATCTGTGCTATCCCCAAAGGTTATGTTGTCCAGGGTAACCCGGTTGTTTGGACAGCCCTTGGTAAATTCCAGCACCAGGTAATCGAACTCCGGGAACTCATGGCTGACCACATAGGTCCGCGTGAGCTCCGAAACCGTGTAGTCCTCCTGCAGCTCACCGTCGTAGTAGGAATGGAACACGACCGTATCCGGCCAGTTCCGACCAAATTCTAGGGTAAGACCGAAGCATTTGTACGCTGCCTCCATGGTAATTCCGACTGTGGGGTTGTCTGCAAACAACCCATTATCTCCAGCGACGGCCTCAGATACATAGCCCGTATTGAGATATGTGATTCCATCGGTCTGCCTTGGAAGGAAATATTGTGTACCGGATACACCTGTATAATCCTGGCCAGACAGGGCATAAGTTTCCTTTTCCGCATGTTCCAGAATGGCTGCCGCATGGGAAAAGTATGTCTCGTTGTCAGATGCCGCTGACATATCCGGCACAAAACTGGATTTAAGGATTATTCTACCAGCCCGGTTCTGATACAGGATACACCTGCCAGCATTAGCAATCAGCTGCAGAGCTTCCTTATGCGTTACTACCGGCATCGGATTAACCACCAGAACGTCCTTAAGATATGGATCTATCCAGTAGTCTCGGTAATCCACCTGGGCATCCGCCAGGACGTCCACTGCTATGTCATACAGGCTCATACCATTCGGATGGTACTGGCCGCGGTAATATGTACTGTCCATCCCATCAAAACAATCCGATGCCTGGAAATCCATCTCTGTATCATCAGCTGACCATGATTTCAGTGCGAGTGACGTTCCCGGAATCCACTCAATCGTCCCATCATCCATGGCTTGACCATAAAGGACCTCAACTTGTTGGCCAATCTCCAAAAAGTTTACCGTGCTCTCCTCATTCTCCACGTCATAGGCCCTGTCCTTGTTATCCACAGTCACATCAAAATCAATAGTAGGCAGCTCCTCCGATATCGGACTGATATGCTCTTTCTTAGTTGCAGACAATATTTTCTTGCTGTCAAAATAGACACCAATACCCATGGTAATCTGATTGATGCGGAACCGGCTCCGTCCATTGACCATGGCTGCTGGCACAAACCTCAGATAAGTGGCTCCCTCAAAAATCTCCTCCGTCACATAATGGCCATCCGCATTATTCGTTACATTCAAGGTCCGGTTGTCTGAAATGATGGTAAATTCTACGGGATATGCCTTGCCAAATTCCACCGTCAGCCCCTTAATATCATATTGAACGGGAAACCGGATTTCAATTGCCCCCTGAAGGCCATCCGTCACGATTCCCTGGTTGAGCACCACGTCTGCTGCATCCCTGGGAAGGAAGTACATGCTGCCATCCACCGTGGTATAGTCCTGGTCACAGGTTGCATATAGCTCCTGTACCTTGTAGTTATCCATGGGCTTCACTAGGTCGGAATAATAAGTATACACATCCGGCTCAGGTATGTAGGCGGATGCCTGGGCCTGCTGGTTAATCAGGCCGATGGTGACACGCAGGTGAGACAGTGGGTTCCTCCACTTCCTGCGCATCATGTCCTTATATTCATTACTTGCCGCCTGCACTACTCCATCACCCCGCAGTCTATCAGGTTCACCTTACAGTCTTTATACATGGTGGGCAGCCCATCCGGACCAATCTCGTCTATCTTGGCCGTCCGATTCCCCGGATACATCCGCTCCGTCTTCCAGCAGTTGTTTTTCATGTCGGGAAACTTGACCGTCACCACAAACTCCTCAAACTCTTTAAGGATGCTACTCCAGGTCGCCGCATCCAGATAGGACCACTGCAGGCCGTCAATCTTATCCTGGTCACGGCCCACGCGCTGCCCTACGAATTCCCCCAGGGCATTCTTGCCCTGGTTCACGTTCGTAGCAATGGTTAAGCCAGGCCCCCGGTCATAGTTTGGATATTCATGTCCATTAATATAAATAGGCACTCCAGCCACCTCCTTACGTTGTGCGCAGCGTGTATCCGTTACGCTTATCCAGTTCCACAAGTTTCTTTTTGATTTCCCGGATATCTATGTTGACCGTTAAATCCATCTGTTCTATCAGGTCAATGATGCGCTGCAGCAGGTTTGCCATGATGGAAAGATACTGCTCACTCATGCCATTACTGCTTGTTTGGGACGCTAAAGCCACCGCCCGGTCCACCATTTCCTGCATCTTATCCTCAGGTGCTACAATCTCACCATAGTGCCTGTTGTCACCAATCATAGCCAGCTGCGGGGTGTTGGCGCGGACGAACCCGCCCTGGGCCAGACGTGGAAGGTGGATGTTTGGTATATTCGGGATAAAATCGGCACCGATGCCAGGTATCTTATCCGCCACCTCATTTACGGCGTCTATCATGGCATTAATCGCATCAATAACCCTGTTGGCCATGTTCTCCACACCATCAATAATCATGTTGATAATGCCCTTTATATCTGCCCAGATACCGTCCCAGGTTTCTTTTGTCTTGGTTCTCACCGTGTCCCATGCGCCGGTAATCGCGTCTTTCATAGCCGTGAACTTCTCATCCACTGCCGTCTTGATTGTATCCCACAGGCCTGAAACAAATTCCTTGATACCTTCCCATATCTCGGATGTCTTGCTCTTAACATTCTCCCAGGCCGTGCTGATGGATGTCTTAATGGCATTGAACAATGTATTGGCCAGAGATTTAAGCCAATTCCAAAGAGTATTCAGGAGTGCCTTAATTCCGTTCCAGATGGTGCTGGTTGCCCCGGATATAGCAGTCCAGGCCAGGTTAACAACATTTTGAATGAATGTTACGGCTCCAGATACAAGCTCCTTCAGGGCATCCCAGATACCGGAGAATATCTCCTTAATTCCTTCCCAAGCGAGGCTCCAGTCACCAGTGAACACGCCGACAATGAAGTCAATCACACCACCTAGCGCCGTGAGCAATCCCTCTATGATGCCGGAAACGGATTCCCAGAATCCGAAGAATGTGTCAATGGCGCTCTGCAAACATGAAGCTATAACTGGCGCTACATTTGTAATAAACCATTCGATGAATGGCTGTATGGCCCCCGTCCACAATTTGGTGACCGCATCAGCCACTTTTCCGCCAAATTCCATAAATTTATCAATTAATGGACTGAGGTACTGGTCTTTGAATTCCACAAATCGTGTGGATAGATTCTGCAATACTGGAAGGAAATATGTGTTATAGACATCAAGCAACAGGGTGCCGATTTCCGTGAACCCCTGTTTGAAGGTTGCCAGCATAGGTACCACATGCTCATCATAATAGACTCTGACCTTTTGAAAATATTCACATATCAAATCTTTTGTAGCCGAAAAAACAGGTTCAACCGCGCTGAATGTATCTTCCAGCGTTGTCTTAATATAGTCAGCGTTATCAATGAAGGGAGCCGTGATAACATCCATTAAATCAATAGCAAGTGTCCCTATATATTCCGTCACTCCCATGAAAGCTTCGAAGAATATACCAATGATATCAGCTGTAATCTGCTTTGCACTGTTACTCCTGAGGGATGAAAATACCGTTGCAAGTGCTTTGGAAAAATTCCCGCTTATCTCAGCAATCCTAGAACCGATATTGAGCATGGACACAATGTAGTCTCTAATCCGTTCGCTGTTCTGCTGCAGGAACAGGCTAATTCCACCCAATAAATTATCCGCTATGGATGCCCCGATGCTCGCCATGGAGCCCGCAATCTTGCCCAGGTTGATGGCCAGGATGTTAGTGAACCTGGTGGCGGCCTGTTCTACCTCTGGGGATGTGAAGATATCCGTCAGGCTGTCCTTGATGCTCTGGATGGACTCCCTCATGCTGTCCAGGACGCTGGTATCACCGAATCCAACCTTGAACCCTGCCATGAACAGGTTCTTAAGTTCATTGGCCTTTTCAATCAGCCCCGCGTATTTGCTGTCCATCTCATCCACGGCCGATGTATCAAGTTCGCCCATGTCGAACTCATCCGCAGAGTACCCACCATCCGCACCGCCTCCGGAACCACCGCTACCGGAGTCTGTCTCCGGGTTGATGATATTGAGTTCATCAATGCCTGTGCTGACACTTTTCATGTCCTTGGCTGCCTTCTTGGCTGCGCTGCCTGCTCCTCCTGCAGCTGCCCCTGCTTTATCAGCAGACTGGGCCATCGCTTCCATACCAGCCGTGGCCGCGGATGCGCCTCCCCCGCCCTTCTTACCGGCCACCATCTCCGTGAATGCCTTGAATGCATTGGCCAGGCTCATCAGCTTACTGATGATGCGGTTGATTACCTGGATGACCGGGGTCAGCACATTTATAAGGCCCTGACCGATTGTGGCTTTAAGGCTGTCAAACTGCAGTTTCAGAACACGTACCTGGTTTGCCCAGCCATCCGCCGTCCGGATGAAATCCCCGGATGCCAGGGACAGCTGGTCCTGCACAAACTTATACCTCAGAGCCACCTTCTCGGCCTCGGACATCTTAGCCGTGACCTTACCGTAGCCGTTCGCCAGAGCATAACTGTCCAGGGCGCTCTGAGTCATGACGATGCCCAGGTCCTTAAGGGTCTCCGTCTCACCCGTGAATACAGATTTTAATTTGGTGTAGGCCTCGTCCTGGCTGATGTTGTAAAAGGATGCCACATCACCGGCCAGGCCGGTCAGGGCCGTGGCCATCTCATAGGCCCGCTGCTCCCCAAATCCAAATGCCTTGGCCATTGCTCCAAAGGTGCCCGTGAACTTCTTAGCCATGGTCTCTGACAAACCGAAGGAGGTTATGGCGTTCTTGGCAAAGTCATCCACCTGTTTGGACATCCGTGGGAATGTGACGTCCACTACGTTCTGGACCTCGGCCAAGTCGGAACCCAATTCAATACATTGTGCACCGAAGTCTATGATTTTTTTTACTGCAAAAGCCGCCGCAAGGGCGGCACCTGCCTTTTTAGCCAGTCCCTGAATGCCCGCCATCTGCTGTTTAAATTGATTCTGGTTGACCACAAGGTCAAGGCCAATCTGGCCTACGCTATCTGCCACGGTACCACCTCCTACCCGCACATGGCTGCAAACATCTTTTCAAGGTTGGCCATCTCTTTTTTAAAAGTTTTGTCATCCATTTCTTTCATTTCCCGGTTCCGCCATTCATCATATATCCGACGCTGGTCCGTGGTAAAATGCTTGATGATATCCTTGTCTTTCTCAGACCGGATGGCCACCACCCGGCCAAGGGCGGTCTCCGGGGCCAGGCCGGCAATTAATGCCTTGAACTCGTCCCAGGAGACTGTTTCAAACTCTTTCGTTCGTATGCGCAGCCCGTACTGCGACAGGAAGCTGGAGACTATCAAGTCCCAGTCCTCAAACATATCGTAGTACGGGTCACTGCTCTCCCGGGCTGTCTACCTCATCGGTAATCAGCTGTATGGATTCCATAATGACTGTAACCAAATCCTTAAATCCGATTTTCAGCTTTTCAATCTTCTTCTTGGACTCTTCGGGGAACATCAGATTGTAGGCCTGCAGAACTTCATCCATTCCGGGGGCATCTGCCGACATCAGTCCCATGACCTTAAGCATGGTCGGGGCATCTGCATTGACCTCCAGCACCTCACCCTTAATGACAAGGGATGGGTTTTCCTCAAAACTCAGCTTATCCGTGATATCTACTTTTCTCGCCATTGTCTAACCCTCCTTATACTGTTAATGATTGCGCTGGAGTGAAAGTTGGCTTACCATAACCCGTCACCTCAAACTCCAGACCGTCAATATTTGTCGTGTCACCACCTCCGGGCGTCGTCACATTAACGACTACGCCACAGGCCAGCTTTGCCCCGCTGACCATGGTCCACTCAAACTTGGTCATCACGTCCTGTCCAAACTTCCACGCCAGGCCGGCAATATAATCATTCCCCGGGTCCCCAACCGACCGTTTTCCCTTGAAGCTGAACCCAAGTTTCTTACCGGTCATGGCAGCCTTGGCCCATCCGGCAGCATCCATGGAATACCACTCCTCAACGGTACCGTCTATGGATGGTGCAAAGTTCTCCAGATCGGCTGGCATCACCATCTGTTCATCTGTACTCTCAAGGCCCGCAGTGCCAAACTTAAACACATTGTTATGCACGGGATACACTTTTCCCTTTGCTGCATCTGCCATCTCTTATACCTCACTTTCTCTGATATACAAAATCCAGCCATATCACATATTCGTAGACACCCTTATCATCCGTCCCCACGTCCACCGGTTCCGGGACCTGGAGGATGATGCAATTGATGGGTGTATCCCCTATGGATAGGCTGGATACGTTTTTAAGTTTCTCATATAGTGCATAGGCAGCCCGCTCTGATGCCTGCACATCCTTGTCCCAATGGACCAGCAGTGATATACGCCGGACATCATAGCTGCTGTAATCATGGCCACCCAGCGCCATCACGGGAGGGCCGCTGCCCTGCCGGTGATACACGCCTATGGAATGGTCCTTCTTATTGTTCAGCTTCCCGATATAGACATTCCTGTCTTCAGCAATGGCCAGACCGGCTATGTATCCCCGGATATCGTCCAGTTTCAGCATCATACACCACCTGCTTTCTTGTAAAACCGCTTAAATGCGTTCCTGGCAAAATCCTGGCTTACTCCACCAGGTAGCCACGGTTCGTACCATTCACCGCCGGCAAACGGGTTCTCGTCCGTCTGGAAGTTGTATTCCGGATGATAATACAGACGCCGCGCATAGGGTGTGCTGGACACCAGCGTTACTTTGCCTTGCTTGGATTCGCTGTAATCGACAAATGTACTCTCGTTTTGAAGATTGCCAGTCTCAAAAGGCATTACCTGGGCCTGTACCACCTCTGTGTGCAGGGCTTCCGCTGTCATTTCCAGGGCGGTCACTGCTGCCTGTGTCAGCTGCTTAATCCGCGGGAAGTTCATCTTTACAGTTGATTTAACCTGCATCAAACCACCTCCAGTTGGCAATAGTTCACTGTCCCATCCGGGTTCCTGGCTTTCATCCCCTGTTCAATCCTCCGCTCTTCCCCAAATACAATTACAGTACCTCCGCTTAAGGTTGGGAAGTCTGGGGCAATGTCCCCGGGGAACAGGGCTGTACCGGTTATCCGCACCAGCTTCTTTTCTGTGGTCAGAATGGTCTTGGCCCGGTCCTGGAAGTTGCACTTCAATTCCAGGTCCAGCGCCTTCTCCGGCTGACCGTGGTTATCCGTGTCCTCTGATTCCAGATGAACGTGTATATCCGTCCTGCATAGCCGCTTTGGCACTAAACACGGGTATTTCATAACCTCACCTCGCTAACCGGCAGCACAGGCCCGTCTGGGACAGCAAAGCGTACACATCGCGCTTCATAGCCACGCCTTTGTCTGTAAATACATTCCAGCTGCTACCGAACTGTGCCGACACACCATTGATGCTGTAGCCCTGCAGGATGGTGTTTATCTCGTCTGTGTTCTCATACTCAAAGTCCGCCTGCTGGCAGACCACTTCCTGTATGGTTTCCTGCTGAAAGGCCGTCAGATTAGAAAATCCCCGGCCTACAATGCGGTTGTAGGTCAGGGAATCAATGTGACGGCTGGCCTGCTTAAGAGCCTTGTCCAGCTCATCCATGGGGATTACATTCCCCTTGTATGCGTCACAGTAGTACTCATAGGTGACATAGGGTTCATAAGACATAAGGCACCTCCTATGTAACAGACCATGTACCGTCTACATTAGTTGCTGTCTTAGGCGTCTCCCCGTCCTTAAATGTAAATGATTCCGTCTTGCTTGGGACGTTCTCAAATACCTTGTCTTTAGTATTGTAAGTCACTCCAGATAAGGAGATTTCCTTAACTGCTCCCGTGGCGGTATATCCAACAGTAATAAGTCTGTCTGGGAAGTTGCTATCCCCAGCATCTGGCGTGAGTGTTCCATACCGGACTGTCTCCCGTGCTCTGAGATATGCCCCGTTATCTGCGTCATAAAGGCTATCCTGAATGACGGTCCCTTTGTGTTGTCCTGTATATTCCCCGGACGTGGACAGCCGCTCCCCGCTGATGGGGGAATCGGAAGGCCAATCCACATTTCCATATTTCATTTCGTTTGGCATAATGCTCCTCCTTACTGCACCTTGATTTTGCGCATAATACCGGCCGCTTTGGTTGCCTTAAGAGCCGCTGTTGCCAGCATCTCTACCTCACCCTTCTTTACCGCGCCGGCTTCCTCAAATTTCGGCAGCCACTGCTTAACAGGGAGTCCTCCAGAAGGAGAAACCGCGTGGAATCCATCCAGCCCGATCCTTGCCGCATACAGGGATGTCTCTCCTTTTGTGCCGGATGCCGTATCGATGGATACAATCGGATCGTTGGAACCGCTCTTTGCGCCGAAATCTACCAGTGGGATATCTCCGTAGCTTTCAATCTGCTGGCCGAAATCATTCTTTGTTACCTGGTACATACCGGCTCTGCGAGCGCATGCCCGAATTTTCGCAATCAATTTCAGATTACCGCCAATAAAATCCGGCTTGCCGTCCAGGCCCATCAGGAACTCGTCCAACTGGTCCAGAAACAGCTGATAATTTTCGGTCACCTTGGCTGTAGTGGAAAGGTCAATTGCCGCGCTGGGCTTGTACTCTGTGGAGCTTCCAGTTACAGCCACATCCAAACCGTCAAAACTCTTTTCATTCTTTCTGGAATCACCAATAATTAGTGTCTCTGAAAACAGTGCGGATGCAGACTTTATCTTCTGCTGCATCTGGAAGGTCACCTCATCATCCACGCCTCCCATATCCGCAATCACACGGTCAATCTCGAATGCGCCTCCAAAAATCTTAATATCTGTGGTGTACTTCTGTTTCTTGGCCTCGTCCGCCGTATATTCCGCATTAACTGCGCGGAAGCTGGCTGTAGATGGTGTGATCACGCGGTAATACCCATAAGTCATGGTTGCCCCACTACCTACAGGAGATACGCAGTCATCAAAAATCATATGATCCATTAAAAAACTGGACTTACGGAATTCATCAATGACCGCCATAGACAATTTGTCCTGTGTCTTAAGCTTTGCCTGTGCTAATGTTACTGCCATATCCTATACCTCTTTTCTTATTTTTTAAGTGCTGCTGAAATAGCGTCTTTCAGCGTCATTGGTTCATTGGCTGTCTGTTGCTGCCCACTGGCTACGCCCACCTGGATGAATCCGGTGGTTCCTGGTGCCTGGGGTTTCAGTGCCGGCACGTCCTCCAGCACCTTGTTCAGGGCTGCCTTAAGTGCCTCATCATTGATTTTCCCATCCTGTCCCATGACCTGACTTAAATCAGCCATCTTGAGGACATAAGGGATTGTCTTGGCGTCAATTCCCAGGGATACCGCGGCCATGGTTGCCGCGGCCTGCATCTGTGCCTGTTGGGCGAGGGCCTGGGCTTGGGTGGCCTGCTGCTGTAACGCAGCCACATCTGGTTGTGATGCCGCCTTCTGCTGCTTGAATGCAGCAATCGCCTGCTCCATCTCTTCCTGGCTGAGCCCCTGCTGCTTGAAGTAGGCTTTCAGGGCCGTGTCCTCCTTAGCTGCCAGGGTTCCCTCCAGCATCTGCTGGATTTTGGCATAATCAATTATTGGGGATGCCGCCTGCTGGCTGGCCTGGGCTCCCTGCTGCTGGGTCTGTGCCCCTCCCCCTCCCTCGCCGCCTGCCCCGCCTGCGGGCTCTGCAAATAACTGTAAGTTCATTGGTAACATGTCTCTCATCGTCAATACCTCCATTTTAAGGGTGTCGCCCTGTGATTTTCGTTTCATCCATTGTCATCAGTGTCACTGGCCACGCAGCAGTTTAAAGCCATGCTCGTGTTTGGGCGTAAAAATAGCACCCAGGATAATCCCGCGTGCTTATCACAAATTATAACCCGTCCGTTTCATGTTTGATTTCATCTTCATCCAGATGTGCCGTAACATTCATGGAAACTTTCGTCACTGCCGGTTCGTAAGTTGCAAGAAAGATATCCGGCTTACATGGATATATCTCCCCAGCTATACCACGGATAATGTAATCCCCCACACTGGCCTCATGTACACCTTCCAGAGTCCGAATCATGAATTTCACATCCGGCGTCCCTGCATTTTCAAACCACGCCATCTTGTTTTTGATAGCCTCGATAATCCATTCAGGGTCATCCTCCTGCTCTGGTCCTCCTGTCCATTGAAATGCCTCAATTACCACTGGTTTCTTTCTGTACTTCATTCTTATCCTCTCTTTCCGTTGCGATATCGCAACAAATAAAATACCACCAGCCATTAATGACTGGTGGGTTGAACTATGCCTAATTTGACATCTTAAACATATCGTAGTATAATATGGATAAGATATCTTTTAAAGAGGAACGGTACCTGACCCCCACTTATTGGGTTGGGCCATCGTTTCTCTTTAATTTTTTCTGATTAAGATTTTTCTTATTTGGTCATCCTTAATCAGTATGATTTTATCCACAAAGGCTGTGTGTCTCGACCAATAAATATCGTCTACCTGTTTATGTATCTCATCCTCATCCAACGGACATTTTGAAATATCCAGGACAAAGTTGCCCGCCTGTCGTTTTTTCTTTGAAATCACATTATAAACCAGATTTTTGCTTGTCCCTGACAATTCTTTTAAATCATATGCCTCTCCTCTGAACATATAATCCGGCGTTGATATTCCAGGTGGATTCAAAACCCTGGGAACCATGGATATCTCGCCCCCAAGTTCGCGTTCCAAAAGCTGCGCAACCTGTTTCTCCTTGTCTGAATAGTCCAACAACACATGCTTCCCATCAACCTTATATGTAGTGCCATTTGACGTATATTCAGATAAATCAACTATTTCATGCGAGTTTGGTGTTGCCCCTTTTATCCATTCTTCTGTAACATCCACTGACCTACCCATGCCGCCAGTCTTAAACTGGATGTCCTGCCACTCCTTCGCCCTCTGTCCGTACTGCTTTTTATTGTCCTCATCCAATGAATACTTAGCCAGCCGCCCATATCTTTCTGCCTGCCTTGATGCATACTGCTGCCCGGCCTCCTGTTTATTGGCCTGTCCGACCGCCTCCAGTTCCTTCTCAGTCCAGGTATCGTCTGCTGTGGAGATGCCAGGGAAATAGGTTGTATGGCTGTCCTTGCACCTGGGATGATACAGTCCGGATGCTATGGCCTTGCTCATGAGGGGATACGGCCCATCGGATTTCTTTCCACCTGACCACACATCATCAATCAGGACCTTACCGACAAATGGCAGGCACTTAGGGCATGGGTTTCCCCGCTTGGCCATGATGACTGTGGTAATCCCCCATTCCCGCCTTTTCTCCCCCTCGCCCTGTAGGTAAGCCCGCTTGGATGCCGTCCGGATGGCCATGTCGGCATAATCCGCCAGGGTATGACGGGCACCATTGGCATACTCCACACAATTAAGCCCCCGGGAAAGCATGTCCTTGGTAGCCATATCAACGGCTTTCTCGTAGGTGCCGGCGCCGGAATTGGCGTATACCTGGGCATTAAAGATGGCCTTCCGATACTGGTCGTTGGCCATGCGGAGGACAGCTGTTTCTGCTTGCTGCATATCATTGGTGGTGGCCTTAATCAAGGCCTCCAATTTTCGGTCATTGAGCCGGAAAAACTCTGCCGTGGCGCCTTGACTGATTTTCTTAGCGGGAAAGCCTTTCCGGATGGCATCAAGTATCTTGATTTCCTGCTGCATGTTGCCTCTTTGCCTGGATATCCGTATCAGTTCACCCATTACCTTGTTAAGGTCCTGGAATTGCTTTCGGTATCGCTTTTGGTTATCCTTCTTATACTTCTCCAGGGCCTTCAACTGTTCCGTTTGCCACATGGACCACTCAATACCCTCCTTAGTCTCCTCGGCGCGATGGCGGTCCATGTTCCGTATCATAGACTTTATAAGCTCATCCTCTATGGCCTGGAAGGCAGCACCTATATCATACTCATTATGTCGCACTCATCAGCGCCCCTTCCGCTCCATCAGCTCCACCCTCCATCAGTTGGCCACCTTTGTTGGCATGTACCCTGAATCCCTGCGCCTTGAACTGTCTGGTCAGGTCCTTAAGCTGGGTCACGCTGCTGCACTTATCACAGCGCAGCTCCGCATACCCCTGTTTCTCAATTGCGTAGATTCCCAATGGCACCTGTTCCTTTGCCACCTGCAGCAGCCCCTGGTACTCCTTCTGGTTCATCTGGTACAGGCGGTTCATTACCTTGACCTTCACCTGGCTTTCCTCCCTTCGTGTTCAGTTGGAAGCCGCCGGCAGACGTACTAATCCCGGGTTCCTCCACTTCCGCAATGCCCTGCTCTGCCTTCAATCGCGCTATCTCCTCTTGTTTCCATGCATCGTCCTTGCTGTCACCATACAATTCCTCCACCTGAGCCTCGATGCTCATCATTGGAACGCCGGGACGGGCCTTGGCCAGGGTCTCCACCTGGCTCTCAAAGGATGGGTTTGCATACTCACCGAAGGGGATATCCACTTTGACCTCCTCCACCCCCTTACCATGAAGGATATTGCAAGCGTTGATTGCCGCGCTGACCAGCTCCGGAAGAGTCTCCTGCAGAGCCTCCACAATAGCATTCCGGGTGTACAGGGTAGCTTTTTCCTTTTCGCGCTGCGCTTCGGCGTTGTCCAGCTTCTTGACATCAATCCCCAGAGTGGATGGGCTGATAACGCCCTGCAGACAAAGGTCCAAAGCTGTACAATAGGACGCCAGATAACTATCGTGGGGGATAGTTGGCTGCACCACATTGACCTTGTTATCTGCATTCTCTGACATATCATTATCAGAAGCAAAATATCGGTCGTCAAACGGGTTCGGCCGGATGACCTTCCCTGTCTCCGGGTCGTGTGGCACCAGGCAGTCCGGTATGTACGTCTTGGCCCGACCAGCACGCAGCGCATCCATCCACTGGGACCAGGCCTCGTCAAAGGCATCAAAACTGTCCAGCTTACCATCAAAAATACTACCACCGCGTCCTTCATACTTGGTGGACTCATAGACCTGCAAGGGCACGGCCAGCATGACTGTATCATCAAACTTCGTATCCTTTATGCCCTTGGTGGCATCGATGGCGTCCAGGGACACCTGTGTATTCCCCTTGCATAGCTCATTCTTGATGTAGCCATATCCATAGTGCTCATACAGGACATACTGTTGATACCCGGCCTTATATGGCGTCTTGAACACAACTTCCTTCACACGGTCCCGGTTCCGGACAATCTCAACCCGCTCCCCTGGATACCACTCCAGGATTGGATACTCACTGACGGTCGTGTCAACCGTGACCTTGAAGGCGCCGTCCCCGATGTACAGGACCTCCTTCAAGGCCTTCTCCAGCTTACGAGTGAACTTATTATCCTTTGCAATGTCCTCCCACAGCTGCCGCTGCTGGTCGTTACCTGCAAAATCAAAATCATTCATGTCATCCAGGACAATGCCTGACAGGATACGGATAATCAGCCCGGGCAGGCCGGTATGTATCTTGCGCATCTCCATACCCGGTGTACACCTACTGGCCCAGAACTTGTATTTGTCAGCGTACTCTGGAGCCTGCTGATACATCTGCTCCAGCTCGTTACCATCACCACGGTACCAGATGCGATTTCGGATGGCATTGGCCTCGAAGTCCAGGACCTCGTTAATCTGGATGCAGTTCCCGCTGGCCGGCACCACATTCAGCCAGCTGCGAATGCCCCTCTTGATTGTCTCATTCATGTTGTTCAGCCACCTCATTTCTTCTCATCCTCCTCGAATCCAATCAGGTTCCGGTATGGTATCCATGCATACTGATTGGCATTAATGGTATGGTCGTTCCTGTCCTCTGGCTTGTCCTTCTCGTCATCCCAGGAGTACCGGTCCAACTCGGACAGATGCTCCGCACAGGTATCCACTACCAGGTAACACCCCTGCTGTATCCATCCCAGCTGCAGGTTAATACGGTCCAGAACCTCCGGTCGCTTATACGCATCCCAGAAGTTATACAGGCACCCCTTGAGCCGCTTATACTTGCGCAGCTCCGTGATAGTCGCCTGGTCCGCATTGTCTATATACACATCCTTGGCAAAGCCCCAGTCCTTGCGGCACTGCTCCAGGAAAGACACAAACTTAACCGCTGTATCACTGGGGGCCAGCGGGATGTCAAGCTTGGCGTTGCTGTAGACCTTCTCAGCCAGGGTGATAAGCTTCCGGTCCTCTGTGATGCCCTGGAATATCATGGCAATGGTATCCGGGGACTTGGACGAGTAGGATGTGTCCAGGGCGGCTGTAAACTTCTTGTATTTCAGTGTCTTGGCCTGCTTGACTGTGATGACATGCTTGGACCGCTCAAAGTTGGAGAAAATAAGGCCGGTTGCCTTACCACGCAGGCCTTGAATCTTATTCTTCCAAATTTTCGTACCCTTCGGGGTATTGGTCATTATCTGTTCCAGCTTCTCCTTGGGCAGGCCCAGGTTATGGACAAAAGAAAAGAACCAATGCACCCAGCCGGGTTTTGGTTCCTCCTGTAATTCATCCATTATCTCTTTTGGTGTTTCATCTTCCCACTCAGGCAGTGGCCTGGAACAGTTGATATACTCCTTATACACATCCAGGCCCGGGTCATCCGGGTTGAGCGTGGCCATCAGGTAATCGCTTCTCATGGCGGCCTCACGCACAAACTCAATATCTGCCGTGTTAATCTCATCAATGTACAAGCATCCGTACTGGCCGCCCAGCGCATCCTTCCACTTGCGCTTGTTGCCGTAGCCGACAACAAAGATAATCTTATCGCCGCCGGATGTGTGGAAGAGGATGTGAGGCATGTTATAGCCACCGCCGCCGTTGCCCTTGTACTCTACCAGTACGCCGAAGTCATCCAGGATGCCCAGGTCCTTCTGGATGATGTTCTTTTCAGCGGCGCCTGTATCATCCGCAGCCAGGATGTGCAGCTTTTTGGGCGACTCGGCTACCTTGAGCATGAACTTGAACAGCCCCACAGTGGTCTTTCCGGCCGCCGTGGTGCCCTCCAGAAACTCCACAGGGGCATCACAACGGAGAAATGCCTTGTACTTGTCTGACAATAATAATCTCTCCGCACTCATTAGCCACCACCACGCATCTGCTGGAGCAGGTCGTCAAGCTTGGTCTTTTCGGTGTTAAGCCCACCGGACAAATTATTTTCTACCTTCGTCGTATAGCCATATTTGCTCATCCACAGCCCCGCCAGCTGCGACGGGATTATCTGTAGCTCAAATTTCTTCCTAGCATCAGCTTCGCACTCCTCTCGTATGCGCGTGACGATGTCCCCATACCTCTTCCTTTTCGCATAAGTCTCATAAAATTTCGACCTTGCAATCCCAAGATATACACAGAATCCCTCAATGGTGTAGGTAATGCTCCGCTTAAGTTTGGCTGACACAAATTCACTGTTCTTTGAACTAAAGTCATGGGTAAGCACTTCCTGGTTATCACATTCCTGTTTGTACGCTTCCCAAAACTGCTCCATTTCTTCTGGGGATTTAATCTTCAATGGTCTTCCCATCCGTGCTCACCTCCTTGCGTCAGTCAAAGAAAAGAACCCCAGACCTATAATAGCCTGGGGTCCCAGAAAGGAATTTACAATGTCAAATGTATCTGTCTGAATAGCGGGGGCAGGATTTGAACCTGCGACCTCCGGGTTATGGGCCCGGCGAGCTGCCAGACTGCTCTACCTCGCATCAATACCGGCTCGTCACCGGTGTGTTCCAACTCACGCCGCGGTTGGCTTACGGATACCTTGCATCAGTATGGTATCAACTGGGAGCTGCTCTCTATCCGATTTGCGAAGCTATGAAGAGGCAGGAGAACGTCAGCTTCTAGTCAGCCACCAGGCTATAACACCTGGCGGCCGCTATTTGTGAGGAGGATGCAAAATCAATCAGCTTTCCGCTTCATCCAATTCTGCATATTACAATTATAAATCATCCAAACGGACATGACAAGGACACGATTTTGACACGCTCCTGTCAAGTCTCTAATCCAGCATAAGGGCATCAGCCCCAAAGAGATATACACTAAGAATCCCCGTAAGTTCCGTTATCCACCGCCTGGCTGTCCGCTCCCCATATCCGTAAATCTCTGCAATACTTTCGTATGTCATCCCATCCAGATAGAAATACTTGAATGCCAAATACTTCTCATGCGTATTCTTCCGACACTCCTCATCCTCCAAGAGCTTCAAGCACTTGTCTATGTGTCCTATCATGACAATACTCCGGAGCTTGCTCTTGAGGATACTGTTGATAAAGATATCTTCCTCTGTGAACTCCTCCAGTTCATCGCCATTATCCATGTCGGACAGTTCTGCCACTCCCTCCTCCACGCTCTGACAGATGCGGTTATAATTCTCCATTAGCTTCTTGGTGTTCTGGAATACCTTTATTCTCTTTTCCCTCCGGAGTTGCTTCTCATGCTCCTTAAGGGCTTCCCTTGCGGCCAGCCTGGCCACTTCCTCCAATGCTTCCGTCTGTTTCACCGGCCTCACCTCCTCCCGCATCCAGCCACGGGCACGCCCAGCACCCATACCGTATCCTGCCCTTGTTCGTCCTCTGGCCATTACACCCGCGGCGCCCGTTGTCTATGTAACACTGTCTCATAATACCGTATCACTCCCTTCGGCAGCCGGCGCAGTCCCGGAACCGGACAGGCCTGTGTATATGCATAAGCCGGCATCCTGACAGACCATGTATCCGGCGGCGGCTCCCGGATGGCTGATTCTGCCAAAGCCGCTACAGCTGATGCCCGCAGGACCTTGTTGGCCTTGGCCTGCTTACTGTCTGCTTTCTTTCTCAATCAGGCACCTCCTCCGTACACAAATTTCAGTTTTGTTTAGTTGAAAATGCGATATTCACGCTCAATTCCTTATCTCCAAAAGTAAAAATCAAATCGACATTATCTGTATTATTTTCTGCACAATATTCCAACAAATCTGCTATATCATGCATAAATCCTTCTGAAAAATCTTTATCCATACATACCTCCCAAAATTCTAATTATTGAGCAAATCACCCTCAACCTCAAAATATATGTACCGACTACTCTGTTTAACCGGTTTTTCAATGTCCACCCATTTTTTTAATAATCTGGCATATATCCGCAGTTCTTTTATTTTAACTTTGAATCTGGTCCATGTCTTTCCATCACGTTGAAAAATACTTGTTTCCATCCTCTTTTCCTTTCTCCGGTTCTATCAGAAAATTTTAATTTTCGTAATTATCCTTGATGCTCTGGTTCCTTACACAACATGTGCATTTCTGATGTCGCTTTCCTTTCCACTTGCACTCGTCGCAGTTCATCATCCTGTAATCATTCAGTGCTGATTCGCTCCACCATCCGCATCCGATACTTGAAACAAGGAAATACGGTGCTCGTCTTTTCGGATCCACACTCTCAATGGTGGCCTTCGCGAGAAAGGAATCTCCCACTTTATATTTCATCCTGTACCTCCATCAAATTCTAATTTTGACGAGTAAGCAAATCCGGATTATCAAAGATGTTTCCGATAATCTCATATTCGTTTAAATCGCTCCTTAAATTAAACCGTCTCCATTTGCTGAATAAAGCAAAACC